TTAGAGATGTGCTAGCAGGCGTTAAGATCAATCCTATCGCAAAATTCCCAGGAGTTGGTATTGTTAACTTTGGTAACTATACCAGGGCGACTGGATCAAGTAGTCTAGATAGAATAAATGTTTCTAGATTGGTAGCATATCTAAGAAGACAGTTGGACATTCTAGCTCGTCCTTTCTTGTTTGAACCAAATGATAGAAATACAAGAGCTGAAATTAAAAACGCGGCAGAAAGCCTATTGGTAGAATTAGTAGGTCAACGTGCGTTATATGATTACATTGTGGTATGCGATCAATCAAATAATTCAGCAACACAGATTGATAAAAGCGAACTACATATGGACATAGCTATAGAACCGGTCAAAGCAGTGGAATTTATCTACATTCCATTACGCTTGAAAAATACCGGCTCCATTAAAGCTGGCCTATAATATGGTAAATAATAAGAACAAGGAGCATTTAGATGGCAATATCTAGTTTAAGTAAGTTTTCAGTACCGTTGAACGGTGCTGGCGGGAGCGCAACAAGTCAAGGCCTCTTGATGCCTAAGTTAAAGTATCGCTTTAGGGTGATATTTAATGGATTTGGAGCATCTAATCAGACTCACGAATTAACCAAGCAGGTCATGTCAGCTAGCCGCCCTTCAGTTAGTTTTGAAAACGTTGAATTGGCAGTCTACAATAGCAAAATTAACTATGCTGGTAGATATAGTTGGACAGATGTTAGCATAGTGTTAAGAGACGATGTTACTAATTCTGTTAGTAAAATCGTTGGTCAACAGATACAGAAACAGTTTGATTTCTTTGAGCAATCGAGCGCTGCTAGCGGTGCTGATTATAAGTTTCAAACATATATTGAACTTTTAGATGGCGGTAACGGCACCTTTGATCCAACAGTCTTAGAAAGATTTGAATTGTATGGATGCTATCTACAGAACACCGTATATCAAGGTGGAGACTATAAATCCAGCGAAGCTTTAGATATTACACTAACTATCAAATACGATAATGCTATACAAACTGACCAAGCTGGCGAAGCACAGGGCATTGGCGGTCTAGTAGGACGTACCGTTCGTACACTAGCGGTTGGTTAATTTTACAAAACATAAAAAAGGCCTATATAGGCCTTTTTTTGTGGCATAAATATCTGCATGTCTAATTTCTTTGATGGTTTTTTAAACAGTGTCTTTGGTGCCGATGGGTACATGAAAGACTTTCAGCATGCCAGCAGGCTTTATAGGAGTGAGAGATTTTATGACCTTGCTCCAAAAGCAGGGTGGATGTATTATATTAGATTTAACATCAATACTGAAAATACTAATATAACATCGAAATTAAATAAAACTTGGCTTGAAAGACAATTAAAACGCAATACTATAGGCTTGTTAGCAAAATCAGTCGACTTGCCAAGATTTACTCTAGCATCGGAAACGGTAAATCAATATAATAGAAAAACCATAGTACAAACTAAACTAACATATAGCCCTATCAATATCACATTCCATGATGATATGGCCAATGCTACTACTGATTTCTGGAAAGAATATTACAATTTTATTTCCGCAGACGCTGTGGCAGGAAGAGATTTTGTCAATAAAGGAATAACACGGAGTCCAGATTTTTCTGATACCAAATATTCAGAGCAGGCATATAACTATGGATTATCAAATACCCAACTTGTCGATAACTCTAGTGACTCTAGTGGTTCTAAATTTTTTAATAGTATAGAAATTTATCAATTAAACAAGAAAAAATATAACAGCATAGTACTGGTCAATCCTGTTATCAAAGATTGGAGTCACGGAAGTCTCCAGCAAAATACAAATGCTTTTCTTGAAAATAGGATGACTATAGAATATGAAACAGTATTTTATAAAAATGGATCTGCCAAGTCTGTTGGATTTGATGATAATTTTTATGATAAAAATCCAAGTCCCAATCAGGTCGGCGGCGGGTTGTTAGGAGTAGGTGGTGTATTAAATGGCGCAGCAGAAGTATTTGGAGATATTGGCAATATTAATCAAGAAACCACTGCTGGAGATCTGTTCCAGCTAGGGTTAAAAACTGCCGCGATAGCAAGAAGTATACCTTCGGCCATCCAAAATGCCAAACAAGAAGGATATAGTATATTACTAGGAACATTGGCCAGCGCGGCACAATCAGGTAGTTTTGCCAACTATGCCGATCAAACAATCAATGATCCAAATTATTCAGGATTAAAAAGAGTTGGTACTTCTGCGGTAGAACTTTATAGGAATTATAGAAACTCTAGTGTTCAACAAGGCACCGACGCCACGCAGGTAAAATAAATGCAAAATCCTCTCTACAATAACATTCCCAGATCTGACATAGAAAAGAAATCCAGTTCAAACGGTACTACTAAATTTTTTGATTCCTTTTATCAAGTTCCTGTTGAAATAAACAATACAACATTAACAGCGATACAAGGTTTTTTTGAAACTAAGGGATGGGGCGCGACGGCAGCAGAATCCGTTGCTATTATCATCACGGTACAGGCTAAAAAAGATAATTTAAATCCTTTCCAAATTTTAGACACTTTGAAAGGATTTAATGATGTACAACTATCGGCACTGGTAGGGGAGATATTAAATTACAATAGATTTAAAACAAGTAGCCTTGGAATAACCTTCCAAGCTCAATCTGCCGACGAACCTCGACGTAACATATTAGCATGAGTTTAAGATTTAGTCAGGGAATCTATCAGGTCAAGAATCCCGAAAAATACATAGGACTAGGCGAGCCTCGGTATAGATCATCCTGGGAATTAACAGTCATGCGTATGTGTGACGAGAATGATGCTATAGAACAATGGGCAAGTGAAAGCGTAAAAATACCTTACAAAGATCCACTGACAGGCAAACCAACTGTTTACGTCCCAGATTTCTTGGTAGTATTTGTAGACAATAAAAAGAAAAAACGAGCCGAACTTTGGGAAATAAAACCAGCAAGCCAAGCTATAAAAGAGCGTGTTGGAAAGAATCCCTACAATCAAGCACAGTATGTTAAGAACATGGTAAAATGGGCCGCTGCTCGAGCATGGAGCCAGCAAAATGGTGTGATTTTCCGTATCATAACTGAACACGATTTATACCATAGTGGTAAAAAAATGTGATAAGTATTTGACTATGACAAAGAAACTTGAAGAAATACTCGATATAGCACCATCAAAAGAACCCATCGCACAGATTGTCGATATACCTGTGCCTGCTACTATAAGCCTTGAAGAAAAGCTGGAAGAATTTGATAAAATCGCTTCCGCGCTGCCTAGAGTAAAAGGGTTAGGTGATATTAGTGATGCCGAGCTAGACGGATTAGCAGCCAAGGCTGAAGAAGCATACGACGATATTATGGACCTTGCTATGCAGGTAGAGCCCAAATACAGTGCTCGTATGTTTGAAGTTGCGACTGGTATGCTATCAGCAGCTATCACCGCAAAAACCAACAAAATTGATAAAAAACTCAAGATGGTCGATCTGCAGCTTAAAAAGTTGGCTATAGATAAACGCCATGGAGGCCAAGGTGAGGAAGTAGAAGGTGAAGGATATATACTCACAGATCGTAATAGCATACTGGCCAAACTTAAAGATTTGAAATAAATAATTGATATGGACATCACTATGAAAAAATTCAAAGAACATCTACGAGAAGGCATGGCAGCTAAAAAATACGACTTCCGTGTTAAAGTAGCTGGTGGATTCAGTAAAGACAACGAAACCAAATTAGAATCTATTTTAGAAAAATGGAAGATATCTAGTTTTAAAAAGTCAGGTACTACGCCTGTACAGCAATTTCCTTTAGATTTTCCCAAAATAAAAAACGAGCAGGTTAGCATCTACGAAGTTAGTTTAGAATATCCTACTACACAACAAGAACTGACAGAGTATCTAGCTAGCAATCTGTCTATCGCTAAAGAAAATTTAGTAGTCCGTAGACCAGGCGAGCCTAGTGAAGAATATCAAGAGCCCAAGCAAGAAAGAACACAGCCGTTGCTAACAGACAAAGATTATAAAGAATCACCCAACGCTCAATTTGAGGACTATTACGGTGACAAATATAATACAGGATTTGTTAAAGAATTAAATGATATCCTCAAATTACAGAGAAAAGCCCGGGGCGAAATAATCCCAACAGAGAGCGATGCCAAGTATAACACTGACTCTGCTCAAAATAATAACAGCCCGTTGAATCAGGCTTACGATCCAAGGAAATAATTATGTATATGATAGATGTATTGAAGCGTTTAGAAGAGTTAGATACTAAAAACCCTAACATTAACAATCCGTTAGCAGCAGGTACCAAGGTAAGAGTACAAGAAAATACTCCACCACAGTTGCCTGACTTGACTGATCTAACCGAATTAAAAGCATTGAGTGGTCTTAAGCCAGTTGCGGAATGCGGTATGATGGGAATGAGCCCGATGGGAGATAGTCATCCTCCTGTAGCTACATTTAGCATCAATGCTACTGCTGCCGGCGGCGACGAAGTTGCTAGCATGTTGACACAGATCATGAATCTAGCTGGCGTACACAAAGTTGGTCCTCAACATATGCCAGGAGTTGACGGCGGTGCCACAGCATTGACAACTATGCCTGCTATGTCAGCTACTCCAATGGACACTCCAATTTCTAAGATCGCTGCTCACGGCGACTCTGGCGAAATCATGAGAGCCATGATGGACAAGATGAACGATCCTCCAGAAGATGAAGACTATACTTTAGGCGATCCTAACAGTTTCATAAACAAAGATGTAAATCCTTACGCTGGTAGTAAATCAAATCCAATGGGTCAAAACGATAAAGTAACAACTAGTTATAATATGCCAGCTAACTCTGCTGAAAGAAGCCAAGATGTAAAAGATTTCGGGCATGTAACGCAAAATCATAGTCTAGGCGACCCTAACAGTTTTATTAACAAAGGCGCTAATTCTAATCCACCAGAAGATGAAGGAATGATGGGGGATTTAAAGGATAAAATTTTTGGAAAACCGGTGTCCCTAGATCGAGTCGGCACAGCCCCGGAAGATGAACCAAAGGGTGTACAGGTCGGTCAGCCAATTCCGAGCAATAAGATTACTCCTCAGCCAATGTCAAATACTCCTACTGGTGTACAGACGGAACCAATTTCAAGCAATAAAGTTACCTCGTACTCATTAGATAAACCAGAAGACGAAAGTATGGGTATGGGACAAGAGGGCGATATGGGATCGATGGCAGATGAAATTCGCGGAATGGCAGATGAACTATCTGATATGGATCCAGAAGATATCGGTGCTGACGCAGAAACTGACGAAGGTTCTATCGTAGGCGGTGTATGGACTGCTGATCCTCCTAAACAAGGACAACCTAATGTTCCTGCTCCTAGTGAACCAGACGACGGCATCCTAAATAAGAAAACTCCGCCCCCTAAGACAACACCTCCTCCTAAGAAGACTTCCGATTCGGGACAAGGCGACCAAACCGTAGCAGATGCGTACAAGCATCCTATGAGAAAGATGATGGATATGCTTGACAACGAATCATACGATAATACTCCAGCAGATCCTAACAATATTCCAGCACATGACAGTAATAAAATGTCATGGAATCCAAATGCTGGTGGACATAACAAAGGTGTGATGAATCAACCGTCTGCTATGGCAGAAACACTAGCAGACCAATTGTTTTCTGACTACAAGAAATTTGTAGCAGAAGCAGCAAAGCCTAGTGCTGGTATGAGCAAAGGCGAAAAATCTAGTTTAGTTAAAAAAGCTAAATCAGGAAAAGACATCGGTAAGCCCGGCAA